CAGTTCATTTGTCCCCAAAGTAATGAACGGTGTCAAAGATGAGATCATTGGGCATGACCATGGCAGTCTGGAGATCGCCGAAATTCTCAACAAAGCATTCCGGAGTCATAACATCACGTTTGAGCCAGGAATGGGTGAGACGTCAGCAGATCCTGACCTAGCCAAGGCATACATTCATTTTGGTGTGATAGATAGCGAAGGAAATATCCAAATTCACTATGAAGATGAATTCTATACTCTGTTCGACGATGACTATGAATGGTCTAACTTTGTTGATGCAGTGCATAAGATAGTGGAGCACGAACTTGTACATCGATATCAGATTGACCGGATTAGTGACAAATATCATGGGTATCAACGCGATCAGATACTGCGCAAGCTGGAACTCAGCCCCGATAAACTAGACACATATCTCGGCGGGAAGACAGAATTACCAGCATTTGCGAGACAAGCTGTTATGGAGCTACGCCATGCTGGTCATTCTGATGAGGACATTCTAGCATTTATCAAAAGCCCGCATGTAAAGGGTGGGAAAGTATGGGCTGGTGAATCTAGCACGGTCTGGCTTTATATGGACTGGTTCTCACGCGGGGACATCGAGCTAAAGCAATTCTTCACTCATATGTACAAGGTAATAAAAAGCTAGCGGAGGTTGTACACCCCCGCTAGCGGCTGTTTTGGTTGATGTTGAGACTAGGCGAGACTAACGGCACGCGCCTGGAAATCGGCGTTAACCGGGGTACGCACGCCACGGAAACGAACGCGGCCTTCCTCACGAAGGCGATTAGCGACGTTCCAAACACGAGCACCGCGACCATCAGAATACTTCCGAATGGTCACGTAGCCGTTGCGTTTAATCTGGTTGAGAATCGAATCTTGAATACTCATCTTAGGCATAGGACCTCTCTGTGTCATTTCACTGTTATTCAGAGCCATAACAATCAATTTGTATTATATCACTATCGGAAAAGAGGTCAACTAATAAATGAAAGCGGCGAACCGTCTCCTTAGTTCGGTTCGCCGCCTTCGGTGGGAATCAGACAGTTATTCGACGCCAGCGAGTTGCTTCTTCATGGCAGCAACCTTTTTGCGGTTCAACTGTCTGCGAATCTCGAGCGGGATAGAAGTCCAGCTCGCCTGACCTGTGAAGATCTGGCGGTACACTGCCTTCAATTTGCTGTCGTGGCCCTGGACGAACATCGGGGATGGCTTTTGGTTCACCATCTGTCCGCACCCGCAGCCACACAGAACTTGGGGTTGGTTGGTGGTTCGCGACTGGATTGCCTCTCGAATCATGACATTCACAGCGCGGTTAATGACCTTCACTTTGTTGTGTCTCATTACCGTCTCCTTGGGTTGAGCGAGTGGCATCTCAACGTGATCATTATCAAGCAGCCGCCGCCATAGTTCGCGTTAGGCGGGCTGCACGACGTACAACTGTAGCCAAATGCGAGTATTGGGGGAGGTGCAAAAATCCGATGCTTCGGAAGTTGCTGATAGCCTCGCTTGGCACACATGAGATCGGGAGATCACTACTGTGCACTTGCATAAGCAGAGACTTAAGTTTGGCATCGCCTCCACGCGCAAAGATGGCGGAACGGCTTTTCACTCTTTGGCCGCTACCGCTTGCGCAGAGACGATGGGTGTGGTTCTTCATTATCTGGTTTTCCTTCTGTTTGGTGGTTTGGAGAGTACTCACATTTCTAATCCGCCCACTAAACTGCCGGGGACGATCAGCCTCTACACGAACAAGGTGCTTACGGACTGCTCCTTGTGAATAGATTGAATTGCCCTGGCAATTAGAGGTGCGATAGATAGCGATTTGATTTTCTCGCATCTGGTCGCTTCCTCTTTAAGCGGAATCGAGTTTGTGAATATTACCTCATCGAGGCAAGAGTTAGAAATCCGATCCACTGCTGAACCGGATAGTACTGCGTGACTGGCACAGGCCGACACTGAGATTGCTCCCGCCTTCATCAGTGCGTCAGCCCCTTTTACTAAGGAACCTGCGGTATCAACAAGATCATCAACCAGGATACAACGACGGTCACGGACATCGCCGATGATGTTCATAACCTCGGATTCGTTGGCCCTTTCACGACGTTTATCTATAATTGCGAGCGGAGCGTTGATCCGTTTTGCAAATCCCCTTGCGCGTTCGACTCCTCCTGCATCAGGAGAAACCACTGTAATATCTGGAATGTTGCGCCCCTCATAAAGCTTCCCAAAGACCGGAGAAGCGTAAAGGTGGTCAACAGGAACTTTGAAGAAACCCTGGATCTGCGCAACGTGAAGGTCTAATGCCAGCACCCTGTGGACACCCTGAGATTCGATCAGGTCGGCTACGACACGTGCTGATATTGCTACACGCGATTTGTCTTTGCGATCCTGACGGGCATAGCCATAGTAAGGCATCACGGCGGTAATACGTCTGGCTGACGCTCTGCGTAGAGCGTCAATCATTAAAATCAACTCCATCAGATGTCGATCTGCTGGAGGACATGTCGGTTGGACTATGAAAGTGTCGGCCCCACGAACGTTTTCGCTGACCTGGACGTAAATCTCACCGTCGGCGAAGCACTTCACCTCTGTATTGCAAAGCTTGATGTCGAGACACGTTGCAATTTCAGAAGCCAACGGTCTGTTGGCGTTGCCCGATATTAACTGTATTTCATTCATAGCTTAGTCAACGCAACAGCCAGCGCCACAAGTGCCAAGGCAATTGCCAGGATACAAAATGCACGCGTTCTCTGTCTTCGCTTTATGTATTGGGAGAGCGGTTTTGGAACTGAAGCGTCGGCAAGATGAACGCAGGACTCCGGTGCCCAAGTTTGAGTATGCCCACATTTCGGACAGTATAAATTCTCGCTGGAAACTTTCAGTGGTCTCGATGGGGAACATCCGGAGCAGGTCAATGGATGAACGTATTGATTATTCTGATATCGGTTCAGAACATCAATATCGCGTGAGCTGAATGGTGCATCCATACCTAATTCCAATATAGCACAGCAGGACGAACGTACGCAAGTATCATCTTGGCACCAAGTTCAAATCGCTGCACAACCTAATGTAAAGCTCTTGTGAATTTTCGTACTTTTTGTAGTACTCGTCGAAGTATTCTTCGACTGTTGTTCGCCCAGTTAATTCGCGAAACTCCGCAATGTGCTGGTTGATATGCGCGATTTGTTGGTCTCGGCTAATCATAGCTGTGGAAATTCTGTGGTGGACCCTGTAGGATTCGAACCTACGACCAACGGATTATGAGTCCGCTGCACTAACCGCTGTGCTAAGGGTCCACATTCGGAAAGTAGATTCGGCATTGCTCGAAGCACCATCCAAAGCAGAACTGGATCATCCGGCACCGAACTCATGACTTGAGATGGTGGTTGGGGGATGACTGCAGTCATAACTCGAGAAGCGGTGATGAATGCGATCTGAGTACCGACCGCACATACATCAGAATCTTACCAAGGTGATTGCTACCACGCCCGCGACAGACACCCCAGAAGGTATCATTCCATGTATTACCTTCGATCAACTCTTCGTCTTTGGTATCGAGAAGTTGTTTGGCTAAATCGGGGTTCTGTGAGAATTTGAGCCATACTACGAACTTCATTACTTCGACGCGGATCTCGTTCCAATTTGACCGGAGGGTGACCTCCTTACCACGCCGCTTTGCGAATGGTGCTGATTGCACCTGCTGAATTCCAGCACGTTCACTCTTAACATCCGTCTTCAGCGCCTGGAAAAGCTGCTCGGCGTTGACATAAGTGAATTTTTCGGGATGCTTGATGTTGAACTTGCTGAGGAAATCAGACACTTCCTTAGTGTCTGGATCGAACACGATGGAACATGTCAGGAAATTGGATAGAAACGCATTCTCGCCATTAAATCTATCGATGGCCATAAGCCTCCATATCTGATTGGTATGGTGTGGACCATTGCGTAGGCCCACACCATAATTACGACGCGCCGCACTCCGAACTACTTGATGTTGTGAGCTTTGGCGGCTTCGGCCATGGCCCGCGCCAATTCCGGATCGGTGTTGAGGAACTGCATCCGGCTGCGGTTTTCCACGGTAATGCGCTGGATCGTACGCGGGCTTTCTTCGCCCATGGCGACCTGACGGAGAGCCTTCTTGCACTTGGCGTCATGGCCCTGCAGGAAGATGCGATTCGGGTTGTTGAGCTTGTTGCCGCAGCCGCACGCGCAGAAAGGTTTCTCCTTCGGTTCCTTCTTTTTCTTCGAGGAGGCTTCGGCGAGCTTGGCCTGGGTTTCATCGAGGTTCACCCCATCGGCGGAGGTGCTGCCACCATCCACACGAGGAACGCTGGCTCCCTTGCGCGGCTTGTCTGCCGTTGGAGGTTGCGTTGCGGTTGTTTGCTGTTTACTGAGATCAGCTTCCATTGTGATATTCTCCTGGGGTTGCACCCCATTCTTAATTCAACCACCACTTCGAACTTTCGTCAAGCTACCGCAATGACATGGTCATCGCGTCACCGTAATCGACTCGTTCGGAGCTGGCGATCACTTCCTTTAGAGAGTATTCGCGGAGTAGATCCCCATCGCGAAATACAGGAATAAGCTTGTTGAACGCGGTGATGACGTTCCTGGCAACCTCTTGGGTCACGAACTTCTCGCCGTTCCAGACCAAGGCCAAACGGCCCTTCTTGCTGTCTTTGCCGCTATCGGTCTTGGGTTTCTTGAAGACTGGAACGTCGACACCACCGACCACGGCAAGAGACGCCTTGAACGCGAAGTTCTGCGTATCACGCGTTAGGTTCTGTAGCAGAGCGCCGCCCATGCCAAACGCGATGTTATCGGCACTCCATCCGTCCTCAGACAGGGTGCGAAGAATGTCGCCGATGGAGTGGTAATTCACACCATCGCCCTGGATTACCCGAATCTTCGGGTTGAGGACTTTATATCCTTTCTGGTTTTCCGAGAACCCGAACCGCTGGCCCAGGATGTTGACCACGCGCTTCACCGTAGTCGCCGGATCACCAGAGTCCGGCCTGACCACGACGGTTCCGTTTCTGGCCAGCACCATTTCGCGAAGCTTGTTACCCCAGATTTCTTCGCAAGCGTGGAAGATATCGTAGCTGTCACTCACCACGGCCACCAGACCGTTGGGGAATTGTGTCAACATGTTTTTGTAGGCGTCTTCTTCACGCGCCTGAGTCCAGGCAGTGACGGTGCTGTGTTCGGCGGCTGGAATGCTAAACCCAGGCATATCCTTCGTGTTATAGAAGGTCCGCAGCATGCGGATTCCGGCAAGGGTATCGGTGCCACGGAAGTTGATGAGGTGCGCACCAGCACCAATCCACGCCGTCTCTTCGCTACTCACGCCGCGATAGCCGAAGTCATGGAGCTTGAACGGAATGAGACCGGGATCGCCAGTCAACTCCAGGTATCGCAGAATGAGCTTCTTGATTTCGTAAGAGAGAGTTGCCACCGTGGTGGGGTACCACGTCTTCAGCAGAAGGGTCTCGAGGTAGTTCGGAAGCCAATAGCACTTGGGGTCGGTGTTGCGAATGGTCATCAACACGTTGGAGTTCTCGACCCGCGTCCCTTCCGGAACGGCACAAATCTCCACCGGGAGTTTGCCGCCGTGAGCGTCGATGATGTGTTGCCAGCCAACCCGGTTGAAGATCTTATCATCGTTCATGTGGGCGCTGATAAGCTCTTCGGCCTCATCGAGCATCTCCGGCGTCACCCGCACGCCAGTGAGGTACTCCTTGAGATAGTACTGCAACCCGAAGAACATCGTCGCCGGGAAGAACCCACCACGCGACTCCATGTAGCTGTAAACTTCGGTTGTGTTCGGAGGATACTGACGGTAGTGCGTCAGCTTGTAGGAGTCCGTGTCGAGGACGATGTTCTGCGTTCGAAGACTGGTAGAAGCAATCATTCTATTCCCATTTTAGCGTAGAGTTTGAATTCCTGTCAAGGGTTACTTCACAACGTAAGTGCCGTTATGGATGCTCACCACCCCTGAGGCGAACATGGCATTTAGCTCCTCGGTAACACCACTTTTTTGTTTGAAGGCCGTCAGGATATCCTTCCTGGTGCAGCCAACATGGTCGCGAATATACATCAGCAACTGCGGACGCAGAGGTTGGAGCGGCATCGCTGGCCGCGCCGCCGAAGGTGCTGGTCGTGCTGGTTCCCTATGTTCTCTTGGCTCTCTCTGAGACTCCGCCATGCGTTTGTCGATCAGTCCTTTGATGCGGAACCAATATCTGTCGACCAGAAAGTGGATCATCTTGGATAGAATTTCTTCATCCTCGGCAAGCCATTTGAAGAAACCCTGTTCGCGTGAAATCTCAGAAGCCACCTGCGCAAACATCTCCGGGTCCACGGCGACCTGACGACAAAGATCCGTCAGCAGAGACTTGGTGAGGAGCCTCTTCAACTCCCGGTCATTCAGTAGGCATGTGAGAAGTAACAGACGGTATTCCGGGTCTTGAGTGGCCTTATTGACCACACCGTCCATCTCAGCCGCTATTTGGTCGAGTGTTGGCATGCCAGAATCTCCTCTCCATCAGGAAGCATGAACCACGAGTTGCCGTCTTCTCTGACAAGTTTCCCGCGCTTCAAGTCGTGCAGGATACCAGTAACGAATGGTTTGGTTGTCTGTACGTTTCCACGCTCTTCATGAACGGCATGGTAAATGCGGTCGTAACTCGGACCACTCTTGGCGACCAAGCGCAGCACCATTGCATGGACGGCGGTACCGCATCGCTGATCCGCCATCTTCTGGAGAGCCTGGGTTGCAGTGAGTCTGTTGGTGCACACCTTGGGAGGGCGCTCCCAGTCGTTCTCGTTGTAGTCCATGACACGAACGAGCAGGTTCTTACCCTCTTCGGATACAAACACCATATCGTTGACCTGAACGAAGTTACTGCGGAACTCGTCCATAGCAGCACGCACTTCCACTTCTTTACGTGCCAGTGTCTTGGCTAATGTGTTGATGGTAGAACGTCGAGCGAAGCACCGTGCAGCCACCGCAGTGGCCAACTCCTCCAACTTGGTGCGTTGCGATGGCTCCGGAGTGAGATCCGTTTCACGGAAGCAAACCGTCCCGTCCTCTTTCTCCACTAATTCGGGATGGAACTGCATGAACCCGGCGAACTCTTCCGCAGACCATTCCCAAGCGGCCAAGATCTCTTGTTTCTTGGCTGGCAGCAAGCTGAGGAGGTCTTCGTCAGTAAACTCGTCGGTTGGTTCCGGTATAAGGTCTGCTGGTTGGTCTTGAGCTTGCAGAATGGCATCAGCCCCCGCCTCAATGTCAGAGATAGCAACAACCGACTGTGGAGGTGCATAACGCTGCAGCACCATTTGAACCAACTCGGGGTCGGCGTCCAGGATGGCACAGATATCCACCATCTTTTTATCGCGCCGAATAATCCCCTCACCTTCGCGGATCTTGGCGTCGACTTCATCCGTATTCAGGTTGACCTTAGCCATCATGTCGCGGGTGGAGCGCAACGCCTGGAGGTCAGACTCGATCTTATCAAAGTCATGAACGACAACTGGCTTCTTCCTCTTGCCAGTGGCCTTGACCTTGCCCTTGACATCCTTAAGGCTGAACGGGGTTAGGACAGCGAACTCCTCCGGATATGGGGGAATAGTTGTGGCCTTCATTTCCTCAGCCAGTTTCGCGTGCACTGGCGCGATGGTCTGGAGAAGGGCGTAACCGTCACGTGTCAGAACGTGTTCCTTGGAAGCTACACATTTGAAGTAGCCAAGTCGGACGAATCGGGCGAGGGCTGGCCGCACGTCATTAGCAGTATCCCACTGAGGATATCGCGTGGCAAATTCCATCAGCCGGAACCGAATGAACTTGCCATTGGCCATGCAGCCAAACAGCATCGCCGCTTCATACTCATGAAGTCTCGGCATGGGCTATGCACCAGCGGTTCGGTGACGCTTCAGTTGGGGAGCCTTCTCAGGCAGGTGAAGGCGCTGCATCCGCTCACCATCGTACCACTTCTGGAAGCAGCAGAGGAAGGCCTTGAGCTGATTGGCACCCTTGTCGCGAGAGTTGTCGTGACCAGATTTGCGCAGGTAGTCGCGCAGCACCGTGACCGGAGATGACGAAGGGGTCGAGTCGGTATAGACCATTGCGAAGAAATCGTTGGCCTTGGCCAAGCCGATCTGCCTTGCGCAGATGTAGTGACTACACACGATCACACCGTCCACGCCGAGACGCTTGCGGCGGTACGGTTCCGTGGCCATGACGCTCCGCCCCAAGTCGGGGTGCTGATGCCGGAACTGGTCGAGAGAAGGGACGCTGACACGAACGTCGTCTTCGAAATAACGATACAAGTAGGAAGTCGCCTGGGCAAGAACAGTGGCGGGGACATCGCTGTTGTCGAACATAGTGATGGAATTCGACAGCGTGCGGGCGCGGCCACGGTCATGGGTGATGTCCGGAGGGATGCCGAACGCGATGAATGTGGGGAAATTGGTCTTAGCTAACACGCACGCGTTCATGCGCGTGTAGCCGTCCGTCAAGTAGCCTTCGGGAGCGACTTTGATAGGCTCCGCGTTATTGGACCAGAGTCCTTTGCTCATGTCCGTGGCGTACTGGATGAGGGACGTCCGCGACATGGGACGATTGCGGAACCCGTGCTTGGGTCCTTCTTCCTTGGAGAACTTCAACCATGCTTCGGCGATATCCGGGGTGATGATCACACCGTCTTCGACGAACCGCTGAGGGACAGGGAACTTAAGCGTTGTTCCCCTGACTGTTTTCGCAGTAAATTGAATCAAGAAGGTCACCTTTCCTTTCGGTTGGCTGTGGCTACTGCATTTTCATCTTAGCACATGAACTGGTAAATCGTCAAGATGCCGAGTACTCCGGTTCCGGATGAGCCTTGGCCCATTCCGCCCGCGCCGCCTCGATTTCAGGTGCGTGTTTCTCCATGAACATTTGCATGAGCGGGATGTGCTCCGGTTCCACCAAGTCCTCACGCAGTTCATGGAATTTGAACCACTGCACTTTGTCGTCGATGTCATCGCCTGGATAGACAGGACCATGACCACCGCTGCCATGGACTCCCTCGAAGAACATCGTGATGATTCCCTCGGGCGTTCCGCGATAGCGCCAGTCATCCACTACGGTCGACCCGATGAACGTCAAGGCCTTCCAGAACAGGCACGCGTGTGATTCCTCGGATGCCTCATGAACGACGGTCATTTCGACCTTGCCGTGCCGCTTCTCGACGTGGCCACCGAAGAATCGGAACTTCTTTTCGTTCTTGCGCTTACCCAGGAGGAGTGCATCGCGCTCGGGGTTCAGAACGGCGACGTCCACTGTCGGGTAAATGGGCGAGAACCTGTTCATGGTGGCGTAGATCACACCAGTCCGGAACGCCTCCGCCGCGAGGACGCTGTTGGCCGCTTCTTCGCGCAGTTGGGTGCCACTGATGTAAACCCCGAACTCCTCGAATTCGACTGTCGGGAATTTGGGTTTCTGGCCGAGTGGTATCTTTTTGGTATAGACGTCGCGGTAGATGGTGACGAACGAATCGCGACCACCATAAAGAACGCAGGATTGAGTGGGGAGAACCTGCCGGATGAGTGCCTCCAAATGGTCGACCCAAACGTCATCGTATTTGGTGTCAGCCAACGGAAGGCACATGACGTCGGGGTAGTGTTCCTGAACCAGCTTCACGCGGGTTTCGAAATCGAGGGGATCCTTGGTGGTCGGCTGCGCCTTGGTACCCATGATGATGAGCACACGTTTGTGCTTGGACGCAACCGTTTTAATGAGGTTGTGGTGGGCCTCGGTGAGATACGGGACCTGAAACCGCCCGACGATTACGCCAACTTGACCATCGGGAGTCACCGGGGTCAATAACTGTTCACTCTTACCTGCTCCATTCATACCACCCAAAATACCATACGGTAAAGTGAACTGTCAAGTCTATTTGCACTTCGAGATACTTTCCCACCTCTTCATAGCCTGTCTTAATTTTACAGACCGCACGAAGTTCTGCACGTCCGATCTGGAATTAAGGGCGTGGTATTCCTCCTCGGTACACAGTCGCAATGTCAAATCTTCTTTGAAAATGGCGATGTGACCGCAGTAGGCGCAAATAGAAACACTGCCGGGATTCGGATCCTCTCCTGGCCGTGAAACAGCAGTGCAACCGTCTAGTTGGGTGCCGCACCCCAAGCATACACGTTCCGGAGTGCGGATTGATGAGGATTTATATTCTGACTCGGGATAGGGAAGGCCCATACCGCGATTTTAGCACAGTATGGGCCTGTGATGGAAGTTAGGCAGCGTTTAGACAGCCTTCATCGCCATCTGTCTGCGGTTATCGTATGTCCGTTGGACAGCCGCCGCGAGATCATTCTGGCCGCTATTGTTGAGATCATTTACCATGCGGTTAATGGTCACGCGCCGACCGATGTCCTTTACGAAACGGTCCTTCGGTGAGCACTGAGCAGAAGAATACGCCACGGTTTTTCCATCGTTGCCATCCGGCACGACCACCTTGCACTCGGTGCAAACGGTGTTAAATGTCACCATCTTCTTCCCCCGGCGTAGCTGGAGGTCCTTGAGACTTCGGTAAAACCGAATATGGTATTCTGTGTTGTTGAGTGTGAACTTCATAATCAATCTCCTAAACGTGGACAGTTTCTTGAGTCGAAACTTGTGGGACTACAGCTTGATCTGTCTGCTTCTGCACGACAAATCTACGCAGGTTTCTAGCAGAGCCAATCTCGTACTTTGAGACGAGCTTCCAGTCCTTCTTATCGCGATACGATAAGATCTTAATTTGTTCGAGTGGTACAACCGGGGTGGGTTTCTGAGAACCTTCAGGTAGGGTGATTAGGCCCCACTCAACGAGAAGGTTAGCGATTGTGTTACGGCGGGCAACGTCATTGTCCGAGATATCACACGGCAGTCCATCAAGAGCAAATAACTCTTTGAAATGTACGATATAGTACTTCTTTTTCTTGTGGAGAATATGGCAGGACTGATACAGCCTTTTGTCGTCCTTTGAAGCCACACCTATTCTGGTGAGCGTTTCCTTGACCTTAAGGAAATCATCATCTCCACTGATCATTACTTCAAGCATATCCTTGGCGGGATTATAATCCATTTCATTTTCCTCGCTGCTTTATAACACCTCCGGAGTCGAGTGCCACCCTAATCTGCTGCATTTTATCCGGACCCAACATCTTGACCACTTTCTCTGCTTTATCGCGGTTGTATTTGAAGAGTTGTATGATCAGTGCAACGTCTTCGTTCACCTCCGGTTTCACCCACTTGACACCGTAGCGTTTCCTCTTTCGGATAGTATGAAATAAGAAGTCGTATTGCATCTTCTTGTCGAGGAATGGGAACATGTTCATTTCGTTGGCAAATTGCACAGTGTCCTGGTAGTAGCTAAAACACTTGTTGACAACGAATGGTTGATAGTCATTCTCGACACTTGGATCTGAAGAAGCATCCATTAGGTACTCCTTAGAATCACTGATAGAGTCGAGAAACTCGCGTAGATCAGCCATATTACTTAAATGTGCACTCCGTCATTATCGACGTGAGTGTGGCAACCATCTGTATCTCCTGGTCTGCCACGAACGCGGCCCTGTACATTGCTTCTGCCAGGATTAACACCGCTTCCGGAACGGATTCCGGCTTCATATAGTCATTCAAGCAATCGTATATGCGGCGATATATCTGAATTGGATCGCTCTCGATGTTTAGAGCCACCCACTTGCGCATCTCTTTGAAGTTCTTATCTTTGAGATACTTGACGACCTCGTCAACAGTGACGTCCTTCGCGACGGCCAGGATACCTACATCGATCTTCCCACCAATGGCGTAGGTCTGTAGCTCGTTGAGCATCCTGCGGAAATCTGGGAAGAACCGCATGATAATCTCATTGACGATGTTTTTGTCGTACTCCACACCTTCCGTCTCTAAGATATACCGTATCCGAGACGCAATTTGACGGGCAATCGATGGTTTTTCCTCCTTAGGAATGGAGAACTCGATCACCGTAGAGCGGGAATGTAGTGGCTCAATGAGTCTGCTCTTGTTATTGCACGTGAAGATGAATGTACAATTACTAGAGTACTCTGTGATTGCGCCGCGCAACGCTGGCTGTGTGGAGTTGGGGTTAAGATAATCCGCTTCATCCAGGATAACCACTTTCCGAGAACCATGGAAGCTCATTGAGCTGGCAAAGTCCTGAATGGTGGTACGGAGAGTGTCGATGTTCCCGTCTTTGCTGGCGTTGATGAGGATGTAGTCAGCGCCAACTTCTTGACAGAGAGCTATCGCGACGGTCGTCTTCCCAACACCCGCACGTCCATGTAGCAGAAGATGCGGAATGTCGCCGGATTTGGCGATCTCGGTGAATCTAGCCTTAAGATGTTCCGGGAGAACGCAATCTGCTATTTTGGATGGGCGGTATTTTTCAGGCCATATATAGTTATTGACATCCATTACTGCTATCATATCACAGTCCTCACTGTCAGTCAACGTACAAATACAAGATTAGCAGTTACTTGAATGTAGAACCTATCTCTGCTGCGACCCAATATTGGAGTTCTACGTTGGTATTGCGGAAGTTGCCGACGCCTTTATCTTTGGCTACTTCATAGATAGAAACCGTATACGACCCCTTCAGGAGTTTCAGGTTTTCGATCTTGAAGTACAAGCGGCACGTATGTCCTTTGGCTTCGCCATCTGGTGAGAACCGATAGGAATTGGCACTCTTATCCTTTTTGTTCTCGATACCGACCACGATTCCGTTCTCACCGGACTCAACCATAATCTCTTTCTGATCCAGAATTGAGGCGGCTTTCAGCAGGATGGCAATATTCTCTTCGGGAAGGGTGAATGTGATGGCATCATCTGGAAACTTATTGGCCGTTTTCTGAGGAGGGGCTTTGACCATCCCATCAGCCGCATACCGATACTTGACCTTGCTCTTCCCGTCGCCATCGGTTATCTCCACATACGTCTCTTCGAATATGAAATTCGGATCCTTGAACAGACTTACCACACCAAGGAAGGCGTTGAGATCGTAAATGGCAACATCCTGGGCTGGAAATTCTTCCTTGACACTTGCTTCGGCAAGTATACTGTGCAACTCCGATATGGTGCGTAGTTGTCTTCCGGCCTTGAAAACAATCCCTTTATTGATTGTAGAGAAATTCTTCAGTACTGATAAAGTCTCTGGTGAGATCTTCATTGCATTACCCTTTGCTATGGCTTCTGCAGCTTGCATTAACTATTATCTCCCTTTGTGGACTCGTGGCCAAGTAGTAAAACAAGGTAGTGGAGCGCCTTGATTAAATCTTTTCTATTCGAGCCATTCTTATGACCGAATCTGGCGACATATTTTATGACGTTACCACGCCAGAAGTCGGGAGCGACACCGTTGGCTACTAACAGGTCATTGACTTGCACACCGTTTTTACCGACATAGTGATGGCCACGATATATGGTGCTAAGGTATGCTAGGAACTCTCTGATGGTGTTTAGCTCATCAAACTTGAAGTGGACGATAGAGGGGTCTTGAAACAGGAACACATCGGAGTCTGGGTTGGCCATAATCTCGCGTACAGCCGACTCCAAACTTTCCGGACGCCCTGTCCCCATGCTGAATAGGTACTCTTTATCTGGAATATCGTTGTTATCCATGGGTCTCCGTGTGTAGGCGTATCACGTAATATATTACCATGCATGAGTTATATGGTCAAGAGTTAAAGTTGACAAAAAGACCAGATGTAATATAACATTGGGTTATGATCACCAAACTGTTAGTAATGACGCTTCTGGGGATGACCGCGTTTGCTCAGAGTAATGATTTATTCGTGATGATCGGAAGCGATTTTGTGCGACCGTCGCTGGCACCACGCGCCAATTACAACATTGGTATTGGCCACACATTCAAGTGCCTGGACAAGAACCCAATTGGTAATGAGGTGACGTTCGCTTACACGTACGAAAACGCCGGAACGCATGGATTTTTCCGCACCGATTATGGCTCTCACACGGAGGCAATCGGCATCATGCGGAACTTCACCATCAACAAAAAGTACGCGTGGTACACGTGGCCATCCATCGGCATCACGACAATGACCGGGGACAAAACAATGAATAGACTATATGGTGGTTTCGCCGTGGGTGCGATCATCCGGTTCAGTAAACACCATTCGATTTGGATACAGGAAACCTACAATAAAGTGACTACTATACCTTGGTATACCACAACCAGCATTGGGTATGCCGCTAGCTTTTAAGGGCTAGAATATGCATGACACAAGATCAAATAAACATTGCGAGTAGATACCTCGCACTCATAAATCTCGGACAAACCCCTGAAATGGTAATCGGAAAGCGGTGCCAGTCGCTAACTGAGTTGAAGCAATTTATCAATTTCCACAACACTGGTGCCAGCGAAGATGACTATCAGGAAATAG